ATATAATATTCTGAATAGGAATTTGAAAGATGCTGGAGTTCCTTTGGATTGGTACAGTTGTTTTGCAATCTTGACTGCTTTATCTGCACTTATCAATGAATCTTTTGGAAAATACGGTAAGAATTCTTTAACATAATAATCCAAGAACTCGGAGGAAGTTCTATCGATATCTTTATAATTTAAGATATTTTTAGTTCGCTCCGTAACATTACCTGTTTGTTCCATCCATTCATAGTAAGCCTGTAAGAATGAAACGAATTTACTATAGTCGGGATTATCCCTGATGTATTCCGGTAATTGTGAAGGAATTAAAAAAGATGTTTTTTGCCCGTTTGGTATCATGTTTTGGCCGTAATGTTAACTGTTACTGCATTAGGATCAAAAGGATCAATTGTAATGATTCTATTGTAACTTGAAGAAACGATTGACGATGTTGGTGTAACTGTTATAGACAACTGTCCGAGGTCATTATTGACATTCGATGGATTGAAGTCTGTAAGATTCAATGTTCCATTCTGATAGTCTATAGTACCAGCATTCTCATTGATGACTGTCTTGCCACGGGTTGTGTTGTTATAGTAACTTCTTAGTGTACCATATCTACCACTCAAGTTAACCACACCAACTGCACCTTGGCCGGAAGTATCATTGCTGTCTGCCGTGATTACAACATATGCACTGGTGTAATTCAAACCAGAATTGGTAACAGTGATTGATTTTAGTTTACCGTTTGTATCAATTGCGGCCTCGGCTGTTGCACCTGTACCGTCACCCACAACAGTCACTGTCGGTGCATACACATAATTAAAACCTGGATTGATAATTGAAATTGATTCCACACCACTTGTGGAAGATGCAACTTCTTCCAAATACACATCAGTTAATGTTCCATATACATCAGAAATGTATTGGTAAGAAGGTGTACTGCTGATTCCACTTAAAAAGTTACTCTTTTTGATTGGTGAACCATAATTGAACTTATAGTTTTTGGCAACGTTCAGTGTTGGATAAAACTTTTTCTGTAATTGTACAGAAATTTCATTTGTTATGATAGATTGATCCACATTTTGTATGTCCATTGTTAATTCTGAACTGGAGAATGTGGAATTGAATGTATTCAGTGTGGATGTTGCAAAAGAACTGATGGCCAATCTAACGGATTGTTCTAGTGCAGTGGAGGTCAAATTTGTTTTCTTTGGATCATACAACACATTTATATCCAGTTTAATATAGGTGTAATCAGGATCCACAATATTTGGTATAACTGTCATCACAGAAATCGGTTCAATAACATCCGAAATCAATCTTTGTTTCTGTGTATCTGTCAGATTGTATGCACCTGATGGTTTTAGTGATACGAATACTGCTCCATAAACTGGAGGATCATTCTGTTCACCACCCCAAACATTCACTGCATCAAAAGAGTAACCCAATTTGTTTTGTTGGATTAATGTGATGTAATCTTCTTTTGTCACTGCACGGTTTTGTGCCGAATAGGACTTCGGTGCCTGGTATTTTATGGATGACAATGTTTCTTTGGTACCACCAGTTGATGCTTCCGTCACACTTGTTGTGATACTTGAACCGTAACCAGAAATGTTGTCCATCAATACGAAATTGTTGGCACCGGCCGCCGCAGAACCTTCTGTTGTAAGGTATCTCAATCTAACTATGTTGCCATCTACCAATTGTCTACCTAAAATGCCATCACCAAAATAGATTTCGTATGTACCTTTTTGTGATTCCTGCAGGAAATATACCTTAGAGTCTGAATCTAGATACAATACACTGTCGGGTAAAATGAAAGTTTCTGTAAATGTGTTTGAAGATGATTTCTGTACACTTACCAACAATGTTGATGTGTCAATAGTATCATCCGGCAACTCAAACAATCCTTCTGGATTATTTGTTGAGTTATATGTGTAAGAGTATGATACCGGAACACCCTGTTTGATTGTCAGGTTATTAAAAACAGCTGACCCAGACACAGTATTCACAGTATGTGAATCTGTCGTAACGAATGTATAGTTTACACCATCAATAGATTCGGATATGAAGTGTGTGTATGAAGGAATTGTTAAAGATGCATCTGTTACGTTATTGATAGTAACATTCACAACAGCTTCTGGTGCAATTGCAGATTTTGGTGTGTAATTTAACAGTTTTGCCTGAGAAATGACAGAGGCTCTTTGTGTAGCAGAGTCTAAGAACATTTCATTTCCAATCATGTTCAAGTAATATGCATTGTACTGTGTATTGTATGCAAGAACATCCAGTAACACGGACATAGCAGAACCTTCAAAATTATAATCTTTGAAGGTGTCTTGACTACTTAAATAAGTTACGAAATTTTGTTTGATTTCATTGAAATCCAAACCTGTTAGTTGTATGTTTGAATTAGCTCCGGCCATTATCTAACTCTCTTTAGAATTAAGTTGAATGATGTTGGTTGCACGTTGTTACCAATAAAAATGGAAACAGATGCAACAAAATAGTTTTGATCTGGCATAGAAATTACGTTAACGTTATCAACTGATGCTCTAGTTTCATAGTTTGAGATTGTTCTGATAATTTCGTCTTGTATTAATGATGCGGTAATTGGATTTACTGGTTCAAATAACAAATCCGACAAACCACTTGATATACCTGGTTGAAATAGTCTATCATATTTGTTGGTATACAACAAATTCTTAATTGAACGTATAACCGCCGATTCATTGTAACTCATAGCAACATCACCCTTCCCCGGAGTTCGGCGAAAAGTTAAATCTAAATCTGAATATGTTTTAGTGTTTAGTGCCATCTTTTATTTATAGAGCTAAAAGTAAATTCGCTTTTTGGACTTTAGGATTCGCCCCTAAAAAATCAGGAGCCGGAATCAAAAAATTCGAATTTTAGGAATTTATGTTGTTTATTAGTTTTTCTGTTCCGACGAAATTGTTAATTAGGTAAATTTCAGTTTCACCCATGTTTGAAAATTGTTTAACTTTTTGGAAATCACTGATTACACTCTGACAGTTTGCATAGAAACCAACATCATATGTGCGTCTATCATTCATGAAAGTTGCTGCCGTGTTGATATTCTGTGAAATCGTTTGTATTTGTATTGATGACAAATTTGATGTGTATGTTGATGTTGGGGGATCACCACCAGTTGATTCAGACATACTGGATGCAACTAGGGTTGGGTAACTGTTAACCGTTGCATAATAACTAACCAAATTACTGGATGTAAACAAACTTGTGAAATTACCAATTATTGGTGCATTATTTTGGATTCCATCACTTTGACTGACTAGATACATGACCATTTTACCTGCCGCAATTGCAGTGTTGTAGTGTGGTAATGTGGAAGTATCGGAATTCACAGGCGAAACACCAGAAATTCTGTTCGTATGACCCATAAAATTGTTGGCCGCAGCATTCAGATTATTGGCCGCATGTGAAATGTTGCTTGCATTGGACAAATTCAGACCTGTGATGGAAATGATATTGTTACTAACATTCCATAGATTCTGTATATCTGTTTCTAATGAATTTTTCATCAACGAACTTGTATTTGAAGTTGCAACTGCGTCTTTTTGCCAATCATTTAACAAAGGCGGCATCTGTGAAACTGTGCTGGTTGTATTGGATGACAATTCCGAAACGTTTCCTCCAGCTGCCGTACTATCAAAACCAAGTCTATCAAAAATAGATGACATAATAACTCCTTAAATCATATTTGGCATTGGGCCACCAGTTGGACCCTTTGGTGACATATGGATGTGAGAATTATACAATGCTTCATTGACTGTATCTTTCATCCAGACAAAGTTTCCTAATGGTGTTGTTATAGAAATGCCAGCAGTAATGTACCCAGGTGTCTGGAAACTCATTACCGCAGACATGTTCATACCAGCAGTAACGTTACCAAGCGCAGAAATGGATTGTGTGGATGTTATGCCGCCACGAACATTTAAGTCACCATTGATGTTCACATCGGTGGCTTGTATGTCCACAGAACCGGAGGTGTTAACTTTAACGTCATCGGTACTGTTTATCTCTGTTTTACCCAGAACTGTTTGTGTTGAATTTCCATTCACACTAGAAATTGAATCTCCTTCAACAACAGTATATGCATCACCTTTCACATTGATTACACATGCACCTTCAACAGTTATATTACATTGACCTTTAACATAAATGTGATTGTCACCAATGATAATTTCATAATTATCACCCTTGACCTTGTTGATTCTTTGGCCATCAGCCTGAACTTCCGTGAAAGTTCCTGTTCTGTGTTGCAATCTAACACGTTCAACACCAGGTGTATCATCCATTTCAAAGAAATGACCTGATTGTGTTTGTGTTATGTTGTTATAAGGGTATATTGGCTTATAATCTGATTTTGGTTCGGTCCATGAACTATCAACTGACATATTTTAACCTTTTCCAACTGAGGATAAACTTGCTTTCAAATCTTTTAGGCAACCAGCATATAAAGCTTTTGCTTCTTCCGGTAAACTTTCAATCATCTTTATTGTATCTTGCAAGTATTTTACATATGCACTTAAAGCATTGGCTTCTTGTTTGATGGTATCTGTGTATTCTTTTACCAATTTCACTTGTGCAGCTACCGCTGTTTTTATATCTTTTACATTCTGAACAATTGGTGCAGCTGAATCTGCTGCAAATAATGATTCACTTTCAGCACGGACTGTAGAAACATTTACCAAATTTTTAAGTTTTTCTTTTGCATTGTCAAAATCAACTTTGGCTGTAATATCACATATGTGCATACGGTCTTTGTTTGATTTTGATATACCTGTATTCGCTGTTTCACCTCTGGCCAATGGAGCAATACTGGATTGACCGACTTGTGAATCTTCCACTCCATCAGGAAGTGTCGGTGCACCATCTTCCTCTTGTGGGTTAAACCCGTCATCATCCACAACTTGTTTTGGTACGATATATGGAAACACACCAAGATATACAGGCATCTGTGCAGATTCACCATCCATAAAGAAACCAAAAGCCCAATCACCAACGCGAGGTGAAGAAAAGGTATCTGATGTGTTTCCCTGATAGATTGGCATTGCCCATGGCAAATCTTCATCTGGTAACATCTTCACATTATCTGTGTGCCATCCAAAAATACGAATTTGACAACGGCCAACTTCCAATGGATCCATTCTGTTAGTTATGACACCAACCCACCAAATGAATCTATCTAGCCCCAAAAAATTATTACGATTAGACATTATCTTGATATCCGTTTATTAAATCTGACCATGTTCCATTTGATGGTACAGATGGCAAAGGTACTGAAATACTATCTTTTGCCAATTCCAATATAGTAATATATGCTGACGGTGTTCCATACTTAATCAAATGTCTCACCGATGTGATTATGTATTTGCCTGAAAATATGAGATTTTCTTCTTTGCCCGTTTCGGTGACTAGTGTTTCTGGAACACTGAAATCTATTGTCATGCCAGCTACCAATTCATTATTACCCGGAACTTGTATTCTAATTTTTATGTAGTTTGCAAGAGCTATTTGTGCAACACGATTCGGCACAAACCTTTCGATAAAAATATCATTGGCCACAGCATCAGGATTTTCAACCTTTTTCTTCTGTTGTGAATTGGAAATGGCCATCCTTAAAGTACCTGATTCTAGACCGGTACCAGTGATATCTGGTGATTGATTGATTAATTTGCCATGTCTATCTCTATAATATGGCAAAATAGGATACTCATTTAATTTTTTTGTGGTTTTTTTACCGACATATGTACTATAATCAAAATCCTTTATTTGGATTCCTCTTGTTAATGGATCCAATGTTATCAAACGATTGTTGAATGTGCCTTTTGATATTCCACCCAAAACATCAAAATAATCAATCACTTCAAATGACAATACGTTTTTAATTTTTGTATCCAAATCATTATTGATGTTCTTCGGATTGTAGTAATATTTTATGAAAGATGGATTCTCATACAATGTTTGTAATGAATTGAAACAATAACCATTACTATTTTCAAAGAACAACATGTCTGCGCCAGTGTTTTTGTTCTTGGGCAGTGCGTAATTTGACAACCAATTTATAGTTTCGAATATTTTTTTGTTGGGTAAAATGAAATCATAAACTCCATCGGTGTTTTCAATACTGATATCTTTGGTATCACTGTCTCCAACTTTAAGATAGTCTTGTAGAATTGTGGTTATTATGTCGGAAATTGATTCGCCTTTGACCGATTTTGAAATTCTGTATTGTTCAGCCAATAGAAATTCTTCTGAACAGAGATTCAAAACGTGCGATTCATAGTTTAATGATGAATCTAATTTTTTACCGGAAATTTTATACAATCTAAGGTTTCTGCGAATCACATAAGGATCATCATTGAATTTATTGAATGCAATAGTGACGAATTCTGTTCCATTCAATTTAAAATTTGATACTAAGGAAATCGCATCAGATATAACAATCTGAGCAGAAATCGTTGGACTAAAAATATCCTCAAAGAAATTGATTTCGAGTAGATAAGGAATCAAATCTATTTTAACATCGGTGGAAGATGTTATGAGATCCAATTGAATTATATTAAAATCGGTTGGATATGATAATTGTATATCTGACATTTATTTACTCATTAACTTGGCCAATGCTTTTTCAACATCTTTTGCATAACGATCTTGTATGATGTTTATTTGTCGTTTTTCTTCATTTGCATTGAATTCATAATCATATAGTGAAACTACAGACTTTTGTGTTTCTTGTGTGACTGTTTCACCGCCAGTAAAGGTGTATGTTTCCGATCCAACATCCAAATCATTATATGTAGTTTCGTCTATTTGAACTGTTTTTTGAGATTTTATTGAAGTTGAATTGTCTGTGGAAATTATAATTTTTTCATAATGGTGTGTTTCACCATTCACATACGCAAAAACTTGTGATGTTGTTACTGTATTGGCAGCAATACTTAAGGAGTTGGCAGTATCGGTTCTATATTTTTCGGTAATGTAATGTTCAAATTGTTGTGAATTCAATGGCCAATCAAATTGTGGATCGAATATGTCATTTCCAATAAGTACTAACCAGTAACGATATTGATCTTTATAATATTTGTAAGCAATAGATTCTGGTGTATCACCATCTTGAATCGTATACTTGTAAAAGAACATTGGGTTTTTGGACAATTCTGGAATCAGAGTTGTTCTTGCCAATAGGTTCTTTAACGTATAGATGTTGTTGTTGGAATCTAAGTTTATTATTGTTGGTAATGTTTGAAAGTATTTCATCTATGATTACCCCATAAAATCGCCCAGGCTTTTTGCAAAATCTTTTTCTTGTTGTGATTGGCTACGTGCCGTGTGACCTTCAGTTGCCAATCTGTCTTTTGTAACAATGTTGATTTCTTGGAATCTCAAAGAAACTCTGGTTTGCACAGGATGGCCGTCATCGAATGCTGCCCAACCATTAGGTGCATAATCAACTTGAACATCTTTCAAAACACAATCACCAATAGAGAATAATTTGTTGTTGATGTTATGGTCAGCGTTGACACTTAAACGATTTTGGTCACTTGTCAAGAAATCTAAACCAATGTTCGTTAATGCTTTGTTGAACACTGTAGTGAGTGTATTTTCTAGACCACTTTTTCCTGTAAACAAAAACTTCACATTAAATAATTGTGGTGGTGTTAAAAATTGTTGTTGATTGTTTGTGTTGAAACCCGCATAACCCGGAGAAGAATAATAAACAAGTGTATCTATGATATTTTTGGTCATTTGTGCTTCATATGATGATTTTGGTGTGAATATGAAATCCAATTGAAACTCACGCAATCCAATACCTTGATATACCAACTGTATTTGTGGATTAACAATTTGATTTAATGATTGTCCTGCAATTTGACCCGCACTTTCACCAAAAATTTTTTCAACCGCTTTAGTTAATTGATTTTTAGCACTTGCAGTCTTGGCCGCATCGGACATTAAATTGGCCGGACCTTTTCCGGCAGATGCAACTATTCCGGCACCTCCGCCCATTTCTGAAATAAAACTACTCAATGTGCCAGCTGCACCTAAAGTTTTTGTTAGACTAACATCACTGTAATTTGAACTGTAATCAACATTCAAAGAATCTGGCATGTATAAGGAAATATTGGCCAAACTATCTCCAGCAGGCCTTACTCTATATGTTTTTGCGGCGCCGCCTTGTTGTATCAAATCTATTCCACTGGAAATATTTTCACCCAAAGAGTTATTTTGTATTTTATTGTTAAAATCACGAACTGATTTTATACCCATAGACATTAAATCGGTTACCGCTTTTTTGGTGGTCAATGCATTTCCGGCAGTATCGAATATATTATTTAAAACGTCTGCGCCACCAGCAAGGCCTTCACCCAAATCTGTTGTATATTCAAAGATACTAATTTGAACTACATGGCAATGCGCTGGATTGGTACCAATGTCTTGCGGATAATACAAGTTTTCTTTCTTGTCATTACTCCACAATCTGGAAAGAGGACCCTTCAGTTGATTGAAGGGCAATTGAATACCAGCTATAGAAGTGGGAAATATTTTAAAAGCCATAGTTTTTGATGGATAAAAGTTATACATAGTATTTATGGCATATTCTGGAAAGTTCAGACCTTCAAATCCTGGTAAATACTCAGGAGACCCTAAAAATATCATATATCGCTCTACCTGGGAAGCAAGAGTGATGAATTGGCTCGACAAAAATCCAAATATTATCAGTTGGGCATCAGAAGAACTGACAATTCCATACATTTCACCTGTGGACAGTCGTTGGCATCGTTACTTTCCAGACTTTTTAGTTAAAGTGAAATCACAAGACGGTAAAACCAAGATTATGATGTTGGAAGTGAAACCGAAGAAACAAACAGTTGCACCAGCACCACAAAAACGAGTTACGAAACGTTATATAACTGAAGTTGCAACCTACGGTGTTAACCAAGCCAAGTG